CTCTTACTAACAATTTTGTAATCTTGCAACATGGCCCAACGATTGCTCTCCTCCCTTAGCTCAGTACGCAACTACCTTGGCGAATTATTCCAACACCGCGACCTACAACAGCAACTCTACCAAGTCGAACAAGCCCATCCAGAAACTCATCCTCGTCCTGATGACACCGATCTCCGACGCTATGAATTTTCCTCCCGTGACCGAGACCTTGAATCTTACTTCACTGACGAATTCTATCACAATGTCGAACAAGAAATCAATCGCATTAGACTTAAAAATGAAAAGAAGAATGAACCCTTCGATCTGTACCGCCCACTCCTCGACAATGAACTGCCACCGCACCGTTATCCCGCCCCAGGCATCACCGTCCTACCCTACCGCTACCATAAGACCAATCCTGTCTACGCAACTGAAGAGATACCCGAAACCGGTTATCCCCTCCACCCACTCCTCGACGTGCTCATCACTGAAAAGTACCCTTTGTATCGTAAGTATACCGACAAATATTGCCGCCCACTTGGCACTACTGACGCCACTTTCTCCGACTTCAATCACGAACAGCTACCCCAAGCTTCCGTCCCTGAACCTCGAAAATGGACTATCCTTTCACTTGTCTTCTACTTCCTTGACTGCAAACCTTACCTTCCCCTGCACTTCGTTGATACCCTGTATGACAAGCGTCCCCTACACACTGGAACTGGTTATTTCAACCGAAATAGTCCCTTTACCCGTGTCCACGCATCCTACGCCCATGTAACTGAATATGCTCAGAAACCCTTCTCCAAAGGCTACTTCTTCAACACCACTCATGAGTATGCCCGATCGTTTATTCATTCGATCAAGAAACACGGTTTTCCCTTTCCCCTGAGAAACCTTGACTATTCTGACAAACTGAAAGTCCTCAGAACCTTTTTCCTTGAACGACCTTCTATTTTATTCACACGCAATCACATTTCCGACAAAGACGGAGCACTGAAACAGCGCCCTGTATACGCCGTTGACGATCTTTTCCTCATCATCGAATCTATGCTCACTTTCCCCCTCATGGTTATGGCCCGCCTCCCCGGCTGCTGCATCATGTATGGTCTTGAGACAATTCGTGGAGCAAATATCCTCCTCGACCAATTGGCGAAGTCATTCACTGCCTTCTTCTCTATCGACTGGTCCCGCTATGATCAATCCCTTCCCCGAGTTATCACTGAAATCTTTTACACTGACTTCCTCGAATCCCTGATCATTATCGACAAAGGTTACCAACCTACTGCCGAATACGAATCCTACCCTGACCTCACTCCCGAGGCAATGTTCGGACGAATGGACAATCTCCTCACCTTCCTTCGTACCTGGTACATTAACATGGTTTTCGTGACCTCAGATGGTTATTCCTATCTACGCAATCACTGCGGAGTGCCTTCTGGCCTACTGAACACTCAGTACCTCGATTCATTCGGAAATCTATTCCTTATTATTGACGGACTTCTTGAATACGGTATTCCCCCGTATGAAATCAAGAAAATAGTCCTATTCATCATGGGAGATGACAATTCCGGTTTTACCAACTGGGAGTTATCTCGTCTTGAATCATTCATTCAATGGTTCGAAGCCTACGCCAAACGACGATGGAATATGACCCTGTCAAAAAATAAGTCCGTAATCACAGCTGTCAGAGGCAGAATAGAAACCCTATCCTACCAATGCAACTACGGCAAACCAATTAGACCTATCGGTAAATTAATTGCCCAACTGTGTTACCCCGAACACGGAATCGAACTGAAGTATCAGTCCGCTCGTGCTATAGGCATGTCTTTCGCTGCCGCTGGAATTTCAACCGAATTCCACAACTTTTGCAAAGATATTTACTATATGTACCTCCCGTTCGCAGAACCCAATTCGGAACTAACCATTGAGAACGTCTCACGTTATCTTCCTGGCTCCTTCAGAATACTTGATGCTTATCAAGAACTCGTTGACCTTAGCCATTTCCCAACTATTTGGGAAGTTAGATATGTGTACTCATTCTACCATGGACCGCTCACCTATGCGCCGAAATGGAACGAAGCCCACTTCTCCTCCGACCCTCCATTCGAAGGTGAAACCTTCACCACTATGCTCCAGTACAGGAATGAACATAAAATTCCTCGACATGAAGCTCCTTTCGTTTTCTAAACGCGC